GATGTTAAGCAGATTGGTTTTATTGCTCAAGAAATGGAAGAAGTTTTCCCTAGCCTTGTTCAAGAAGGCGAAGAAGATGGTGAGGGCGGTTACTTTAAAGCAGTTAAAACTACTGTGTTAATTCCAATTCTTGTAAAAGCAATTCAAGAACAACAAGCCATCATTACGGAGCAATCGCTTGCTCTGCAAGACCTTAAATCAAGAATAACCGCTTTGGAGAGCAAATGAACTTAATTATTAATCAACTAGACCGCAACACAGATGGTGACATTGTTACTACTGTTCATTGGACAGCTTCTAAACAAGATGGTGAATTCACAGCATCATCTTATGGCACAGTCGGTGTAGAAGTAGGCGATACAGTAATCCCATTTTTAAGCCTAACTGAAGAAACAGTTAAGACTTGGTTAGCAGATAAACTAGACCTAGTAGCTATGGAAGCTAGTCTTGATGCTCAATTAGCAGACCAAAAAGCACCAAAGGTAGCAAGCGGATTGCCTTGGGTAGCATAATGGAATTAACTCTTAAACTAACTGTAGAAGAAGTAAATGCTGTTCTATCAGTATTAGGTGAAACTCCTACTAAGTCAGGATTTTTCCCTTTAGCTATAAAGATTAAAGAACAGGCAGAAGCTCAGTTACCTAAAGAAGAACCTACACAGGAGTAAAAATGTCCAAATATACAGATCAATATGTTCTGTATGGATACTGGGATTATGGCTACGCTGTAGGTGATGTTTTAGCTACAGAGGCTACAGCATCTATATCAGCTAGTGCTTCTACTAGCGCAACTGCTACAAGAGTATTAAGTTTCACAGCTTCTGCTTCTGCAAGTGCTACAGCATCAGCCAGCCCAACAAGAATATTGTCATTCACAGCTTCTGTAAGTTCAGATGCTACTGTCAATGCGACAGGAATAAGAATACAGTTTAGTAGTGCTAGTGTTACTGGTACTGCTACAGCGACAGGGCTAGGCGGTAAATTAGCTAGTGCTAGTGCTTCTGTTAGTGCAACAGCCACAGCAATTGCTAATGCTATAAGAGTAAGACTTTCTACTGCATCAGTAACAGCTAATGCAACTGCAACAGGATTAGGTGGAATATTAGCTAATGCTACTGCTTCTGTAACTGGAAGCGCAACGGTTAGCGCAGATGCTATTAGAATGAGGCTGTCTACTGCTAGTGTTAGCTCAACAGCTACTGCAACATCTACTGGCATTAGAGTTAGATCTGCTGATTCTAGTGTTACTGCAACTGCGACAACTTCATCTTCTGCTATAGCTGTGTATGCAGGTAGTGCCTCAGTAACAGAGGTAACTTCAACACAAGCAATTGGCTATATTTATGGTGAAGAATGGGTTAATGTAACACCTGATTCTAATGATTGGACTGATAAAATAGTCAGCACAGATGTTTGGGTTAATAAGTCTGTAGGCACAGAACAATGGACTGATGTTATTAACTCAGATCCTGCTCAACAGTATGTCCTTTATGGATACTGGGCATATGGGTATGCAGTCGGTGATTTGTTTGATAACGATATTTGGACAGATAAAACTATAGGAAGTAATCAATGGCTACAACAATAGATTTTGGCGAATGGATGCCAGACCAAGCAGGTGTAACTGGTGCTATTCAAGAGGCTTACAATGTTGTTCCTCAAGCTATTGGCTATGCTCCATTGCCTAATGCTGTTGATTTATCTGGTTCTGCTAGTGAAACTTTGACTAATGTCTTTGCTACTAAATTTGGTGGGACAACTACACTATTTGCTGCCGGAACAACTAAGTTATTTAAGTTTGATTCTACTGACTTGAGCTTAGATAATGTCTCTAAGAGTGGTGGATATACAACTGCTGATCGCTTTTACTTTACTCAGTTTGGTCAAAGATTAATTGCTGCTAACGGCAATGCAAAGCTACAGGCATGGGACTTAGGTAGTTCTACAGCCTTTGCTGACTTGGCTGCTGCTGCTCCTACAGCTAAGTTTGTAACAGTAGTTCGAGACTTTGTGGTGGCTGCCAATACTTCTAGTGCGCCTACAACTGTTTACTGGTCAGACATCAATGATGAAACAGATTGGACTCCTAGCGACTTAAGTCAATCTGATAGCCAGATTATCCCTGATGGCGGTGACATCCGAGGCATTACAGGTGGAGAGTTTGGCATAGTATTACTAGAAAAAGCTGTATCTCGCATGAGTTATGTCGGTGCTCCTTTATTCTTCCAGTTTGATACCATTGCTAAGAATATTGGGTGCTATGAAGCTAACTCTGTTGCTCAGTTCGGTAACTTAACTTTCTTCTTGTCTGATGATGGATTCTATGTCTGTGATGGTCAAACAGTAAGTCCTATTGGTGCAGAGAAAATAGATAGGTTCTTCTACAACAATGTAGACCAATCAAAAATTAATGAGATGTCTGCTACTGTAGACACAATCAGAAAGCTAGTAATTTGGCAGTTTACTGACATCTTTGCTCGCAAGAGATTGATGGTTTACAACTGGCAAGCTAAAAAGTGGTCTGAAGGTGAGACTGACACAAACTACCTAGCACCTATTGCAACTGCTGGTGTTACTCTAGAGGCTCTAGATACTTATGGAAATATGGATACTATTAATACTTCCTTTGATAGCAGGCTATGGGCTGGTGGCAAGTTTGTTAGTGCTGGTACAAGAGGAGCTAAGATTGTTACCTTTACAGGTCAGCCAAAGACAGGCTATATAACCTCTAGCGACATTGGCAATGGTAGCCAGTCTATTATTACCCTAGCTAAGCCTAAGATTGATAATGGTAGCTCTAGTGTGGCTGTTTACTCTAGAAACCTATTAACTGCTGTGCCTACCTTTGGAACTGCAACTAATGCTGATTCAGAGAACAGGGTTTCATTGAGATCTAGTGGTAACTATCATAGAGTAAGGGTTTATCCTAGCGGTTCTAACTGGAAAACAGCAGTCGGTGTTGATGTCACCATTGTTCCTACAGGTGGCAGATAATGTTTAGACGATTACCACCACAAGGCGGTGACCAGAGAGCAGTCGCTGAGATTCTTAATGGTGTAATGGATGGCAAGACCAACAATACTGGCACTATTACCTTAGCAAGCGGAGCAACATCTACAACTCTTAATGATGCAAGGATAAGTGCAGAATCTGTCATCATAATGACACCTATGACATCAAATGCAGCGAAAGAGTTTGGAACTTGTTATGTCTCATCTAGAACAAAAGGTTCAGCAGTTTTGACTCATCAGAACACAGGACACTCTGACCTTATTTATACCTATGTGGTAATTGGATAAATTTTAAAAAAAGTATACCTTTTTCTACAAAACAAGATAAAATTGTGCTATATGGAGCATATATATATAAATCCTGAAGAAATCAGAAAGTATTGGGGGTTTGTTAAAGGTGGACTTCTAAAGATTCTAGAGAAAACTCCTGAGTCTTGGATACCTGAAGATGTCTATGCTCTGTGCCTAAATCAACAGGCAATGTTGTGGATCTATAAGCAGGATGACCGATTAGTAGGTTTCTCGGTTCTGCAACCAAATCAAGGCACTCTGCATATTTGGTGTCTTTATTTTATAAACAATCACCCTTTCTTAGAAGCATGGAATCATATCCAAGAGCTTGCAAAAAATGGTGGGGACAACTTCATAACCTTTGATTCTCATAGAAAAGGATGGAGTAAAACAGCTAGTAAATTAGGGTTTATCCCTAGAAAATGGATAAAGGAGTTGTAAAATGAGTGGAATTGGAAAAGCGGTAGGTGGTCTTTTTGGTGGTGGCGGTAGTTCTCAGTCAGGAACTCAAACTGTTACTAATCAGATTGATCCAATGCTAAAGCCTTATGTCGAGTTTGGTTTAGGAGAAGCAAAACGACTCTATCAAAGCCCTACTCCTTATGCTCCATTCCAGACTTATGTTGATCCATCACAGCAGACTTTATCTGCATTAGGTGGCATTGAAAGTCGAGCTATGGCAGGTAGCCCATTGACTCGCTCTGCTCAAGGTCAATTACAAAGCACTATCTCTGGTGACTATTTATCTGGCAATCCATTCTTTACTGGAGCTTTCCAAGCTGCTACTAGACCATTAGAGCAACAGTTTGGTCAGAATATTATGGATATTCGCTCAAAGCTATCATCTGCTGGTCGCTATGGTTCTGGCGCACAAACTGCACTAGAAGGTAGAGCTGCTGAAGGTTTAGCTACAGGATTGTCTGACATTGCTGGCAAGTTAGCTTATCAGAACTATGCTGATGAAAGAACAAGACAACAGGCTGCTACTATGGCTGCTCCTGAGATGGCTCAAGCTGACTACAATGATTTATCTAAGTTGTTATCTGCTGGCTTGGCAAGAGAAGGTTATTCACAGGCTCAAATCGCAGACCAATTGGCTCGTTATCAGTATCAGATGCCAGAGAGTCGCTTATCGACATTCTTAACTGGTGTTTATGGTGCGCCTAGTGGCTCTGTTCAAGAAAGACCAATCTACTCTAATCCTTCTCAACAGGGCTTTGGTAACTTGTTATCCCTTGCTGGTGCTGCTGGATCTCTTGGCTTTAAGCCATTTTAAGGAAAAAATATGGCTGGCTTTTTTAGTAAAGTAGATGATTTTGTAAATGATAAAATTCCGGGTGGCTGGTACACAGTAGCTGCTATGGCTGGTGGTGCTGGTTATGGTGGTATGGGTGGCATGGGTAGTGGCGCAAGTGG